CGTCGAGATGCGGGTCATCTCCGCCTGGAACGCCATCGCGTCCTTGGCGCCCTTGGCCAGGCCCACGGCGAGACCAGCGGCCAGAGCTGCACCGGCCTTGACCGCGGTCTGCCCCAGCTTCGTGAGCGCCATCTCCGTCTTGCCGGCAGACCGGCCCACGCTGTTGAACGTCTTCGACGCCGAGTCGTGGGCGACCAGGTTGTACTTGATTCCCACGCTGCTCAGAGCCATGCGCGATCACCGCCGCCCGTCGGGAGCGGGCAACCGCATCGCCGCCAGGCGCTCACGCCGAAGCCGGATCGCCGTCTCAACCGCGGCCCGCTCCCGGGCGGCCGACGGATCCTCCCGACGCTGCTCCAGAACGATCCGAATCGCCGACAGGCACCCCTTCGCGGCCCCGTCCCGCAGCGCATTCGCCTCAATCCAGCCCTGCAGCGCCGACGGGCTGTCGGGCATCTCCCCCCAGTGCGGAGGGAACGTCCCGCGAATCGTCAGCGGGTTCGGCCCGTACAGCGGATCGTCACCGGCCGCGTACTCGACCCGGCTCACGAGACGAGATCCGATCGTGCGGCGAGCGGAAGATCCGCCTCGCGTATGTACAAGAGACGGCAGGTGTTGCCGAACCCGGGAACGCCCTCCCACGCCGGACGGACGACCCGCCGCTCATACTCTGCGGCTGCGGTAAAGCCGGCCCGGCGGCCCAAGTCCTCGTACTGCAGGACATGGTTGGTGTTGCCCGCCTTCCTGCGCATAGCCATGTGGGCTTCCGACCACGCCTCGGCGCGGCCCGCCTCCCAGGCTTTGCACGCCTCCAAGTACTCGTTCCAGTTCATCGGCGCTCACCGCCACCGGAACGCGTCTCGACGGGCGCTGCACCGTCCCACGGCAGAAGGTCCGTCAGGTCGAGCGTGCGGCTCTCCAGAGCGGCCTGTACGGTCCGCACAGCCTTCCCCAGCTTCACGGGGTCGGAGGCGTTGCGTTCGGCCGCGTAGCGCTTCGTGGCGGCCCTGGCCGCTGCGGTACGGGATGGATCGGTCATGCGGAAGGCTCCTCATCGAAGACCGCGCTACTGCGCTGTTGTCTCGACGGGAGTTCGCTCGCCACCACACCCGAAGGTGCCTACAGCCGGTGCCTTGTCGCTACCGGCGGCCGAGCAATATCAACTTCCGCGTTACGCCACAGTCCGTTGTGTGCTTCACCGAACCCAGAGCGGTTCGCCGACCGGGTGCCCCCAAGTCAACGCCGTGACAGTCCGGCTACGCGGTCCAAGACCGAGAACGCCTACCTGAAATGACGGTAACACGCACCGTCACTCCGACACCATGCGCAAATGTGGGTATGGGCTGGCCGGGGATCGGCCATCGGGGATCCCCGGCCAGCAGGGGCCGCGCGACAGGCGGCGCGGCCATGCGGGCGGGCGTTGCCGCCGGACCCGGCACACGACCGGGTGGCACTCCAGCAGCAGAGGGGCCGTCAACCCCTCACACCCAAAACCCGCAGTTCAGGGGCTTAGAACGATGGTGCCGTGAGGCCGGTGCCGCCGATCTCCACGACGCTCGCCGGGTAGCGGGCGGCCGTGAACGCGAGGTAGCCGTACACCTGCAGGCGAACCGTGAGGTTGCCGGAGCCGACATCGGGCAGCACGCGGGAGCGGATGCCCGACTCGTACAGCAGGATGTCCGACGCCCTCAGGACGTGGATCACGTCCTCGTTCGTGCCCGCACCCAGCGTGGTCGGCATCGACGGGTCGGTGACGACGGGCAGGCCGTGCATCTGGCCGACGACCTGCTGCGAACCGACCGTGCCGAGCGTGGCGACCGCGTTCTGCGGGTTCCCCACATCCGGGACGACCAGGGGGCGCCCGTTGGAGTCCGAGGCGGCGAGCAGGTACGCCCACCGGCGCGGGTGCATCACGATGACCGTGGGGGCCATGAAGCGGAGGGTGTGGACCCGCTGCACCGCGTCGGCGATCTTCGAGTAGAGCTTCGCGATCGTCGGCGTGGCGTCCGTGTACGTCACCGTGGTGATACCCGAAGTGGCACGGACACCCGTCACCTGGCCCGACGATCCGGAGCCAGAGATGACCTGGAGGTCGGTCTTCGTCGCGTAGTCGGCGACCAGGTCCCGGAAGATGACCTCGTCGAAGGAGACCGGCGACTGGTCGAGGAGCTGGATGGCGACATCCTGCTGGCCGGCGACGGTGCGGACCGGCGCGTTGATGAACGTGTCGGTCAGATCTGTCTCCTGCACCGCCGCATTGTCCGCCGTCTGAATGGCGGCGGCGGTGCCGGTGGCGACCTTCGGGATGTTGATGGAGTCGGTGCCGCCGGGCAGCGGCTGGTTGTTGACGACGTTCGCGTAGGCGCGTCCCGCGCGGGCCAGTTCGACGTACTGGCTCATCAGCCACAGCGGCGGAATGGCGTAGCCGCCGTTGCCGTCCGTGCGGTTGAGGTCGCGGTACTCCTGCCCCGTCGACACGTCCTGTGCGTGGCGCTGGAGCCGTTCGCGGGCGCCGCCGTCCGCGTCCATGTTGAGCTGGACGCGGGCCAGGTCCTGCAGGTACGAGCGGCCGTTGCCGCGCTCGTAGGTGCGGGCCTCGGTGACGGACTCGGCGCGGGCCGCAGCCCGCTTCACCGCGAGGGCGCCGGCAGTGACCTGCCGGCCGCGCTCGCCCTCTTCCGACAGTTCGCCGATCCGCTCGTCGTAGCTGCGGAGCTCCTCGTCCTTCGACTTGACCTGGGCGGTCAGCTCGCGGAACTCGGCGTCCTCCTCGGGCAGGAGGTCATCACGGGCCTCCTCCTCGGCGAGGTCGGTGATGGCCTTCCGCTTCGAGATCAGAGTCTCGCGGTCCTTCGCGGCCTGCTCGCGTCGAACAATGAGCCGCTTCAGTCGCTCGTCCATGAGCGAGCCTGCCTTTCGTTGGCAAATGGGCATGACGGCGACCCGTGCCGGGTCTGTGGTGCCGTCGGTCAGCCAGTGCCAGGCATGCGACAGCGGCGCGGTCAGTGCCAGACCGCGCTAGGTAGGTGGGGAACCCGAACTATTCGGCTTCGTCGAGGTGTCGGCGCAGATGCCGCTCGATGGCGGCCCGCTGGTCCTCGGGGACGTCGGAGTGCTCCAGCATCGACAGGTGGTAGCGCACCGCCGCCAGGTGGGCGGGCGCGCCAATGCGGCCCTCGTGGTGGGCGCCCCAGTAGCTGGCCTTGTCGTCCGCGTTGCCGCTCGGGTCGACCCAGGCGTGCATGTAGCGCAGCACCACCTGATCGCCGGGGGCCGCGGACAACGCCGCCCGCCGGTCGAGGGGCATGTCCGTGACGGTCGTCGAGTGGGCCGGGATCCCGGCAGCAAGGGTGACGCTGCGGGGCTCGCCTCCTTGTGCGGCCAGCGCCTCGGCTACCGACATGCCGGTGCGCTTGACAGACGGGGTCAGTCCGCGGTGTAGCACGGCAAGGCTCTCGCGGGCTGCGGCAAGCCGCTCGATCGCCCGAGTATCGCCGGAGCGGAGCTCGGCCATGGCCTGGTCGGGGTCGATGCTCGTGAGCAGGTCCAGCGCCTCGCTCATACTGTTCAGCTGAGCCGAAGTTGCCGGGTTGGCGCCGAAATTGACGACGCTGACGTCGCCCTTGTGGAGGGAGACCTCGGTCAGGGTGCGTTCGGTGTCGTCGTCGGACCACTGGTCGGCCTTCACGCGGAACGCGAAGGACATCTCGTCCATGTCGCCGCGTTCCATCTTGGTTTCCAGGCGCTGCACGTCCGGGTCGCGGCGGTCCAGGTCGGCCTCGACGAGGAGGCCCTTGGAGTCAGTGGACAGGCGCAACGTGCCGCTCTTCGTTCGCGCGAGAGGCATGCCCTCGTGGTTGATGAGCAGGTGCAGGTCGGGCTTGGCGCCGAGCGTCACATCGAACGCCCGCCTGTCGACACGCTCGGTCCAGCCGTAAGGCGGCCCGCCAAGCACTTGGTAGCCGTTGTCGAACACGCTCGCGTAGCCGGTGAGAGCCAGGCCGTCGCCCGTGCTGCGGATCTCAAAACCGTCCGCTGCGATCGAACGCCGCTCCGGCGAATCACGCAGCTGGTGCCGGTCAACCATCGGTGCCGTCCTTTCGGATGAGGCGCAACGGCCCCGGGTCATCACTGCGAATAGCAGGAGGCGAGATCGTGGCGCCGGCAGCGATCGGCAGCGGCGTGTAGTCGGATCCGGCGCCGTTCGGAAGCGGCGGCTCGTCCTCCAGGGCGCGCAGCCCATCGATGTTGTCCCAGCCGATGAGGCGCTTCTTCTCGTGGACTTCGAACCGGGTCGCCAAGTCGGCACGGATAAGGACGTCGGGGTCGAACTTCACGTACTGGCCGCGGGGAAGCAGCGTCGACAGGTGCGACTCCAGAAGGGCCAGCCACGGCAGCAGGCTGAACTGCACGAGTTCGATCTGCCGCTGCTCGGGCGAGCTGTACGACATCGACCCGCCAGTCTCGCCGCCGATCATCTCCGGCGGAATTCCGTAGATCGCCGCGATCTGCGATGCGGTCAGGCGCATCGTCTGCACGAACTGGGCCTCGTTCGGCGACACAGTGGTCGGCTCGTAGTCCCAGTCCTTGCCGTACACGATCGGCTCGTGCGACCGAATCGCCTGCACCAGACGCCGCTTGATGATGTTGGCGTCCTTCTGGTCCAGCGTCTGCGTGTTGTTCTTGAAACGGCCCGGCGGTACCCCGCCGCTGCGGAACCAGTCGTCAGAGAACTGCTGCGCCGCCAGCCCTGTCGACACAGTCACCGCGTAGGCGCCGATCGGACTGAGCCCCCACACCCGGCCCGGAAGCTGGAACCAGGGGATGTGCACGACGTCCTCGTTGGGCAGCCGCTCCCCCAGGTACGAGAACTTGGGGTTCGTGAACGAGCCTGGCTCCCCGATCGACGCCATCCGGTCCTCGCACAGCACGAATGCCGGGTCCAGCCACTCGATCTCGGTCGGATACTCCAGATAGTCCCGGGACGTCACCACCCCGACCGCGTTGCCGCGGTACGCGAGCGACGTCACCGCCCGGAACACCCAGTCGTGCAGGGTGCCTTGAGCGCACGGCTGCGTGAACAGACTCGGCAACGGAAGCGACTGCTTCGTATCCCCCGCCTGCCGGTACACACACAGCGGCATCCCGGAGATTGTCGCCGCCAGCAGCCGGCCCGCCGCGAGCACCGGCCCCAGGCGCAGCGCGCCGTCTTCGTTCAGGGCCGCCGGTGAGGCCAGCGGATCAGAGGGCCACGACACGGACGACGAATCGAGCGCCCGCCTCTCGCTGTCACGCTTCCGCATCCCGCGAAAGGGATTGCGCATGACGCACTCCCTCCGTCAGAACACCGATTGCAGAACGTCGTACTGGCTGCCCTGGAGCAGATGGGAGCGGGACATGTAGGACCAGCGGGCCAGCGTCATCGCCACAAGCGGGCTGATGTCACTGTCCACGCCCTTCACCGTCCAGGCGATCGTCTCGCCCGTCTGTTTCGTCTTCGCCGAGGCGACCGCCACATCGAGGTGCCGGTTCGGCAGCACCCGGAACGACTCCTCGCGGACCGCCTCCAGCAACTGCCCGGCAGCCGCGGCCATGTCGACCGCGTTCGTCACTGCCAGATCACCGGGCTCCGGAGCGTCCGGATCCTCCGGCCGGTGGAAGTCGGCCGCATCGAGTGCCGTCTCCAGGAACGCGAACGTCCCGCGACCCATAGCGATCGAGATCGGGCCCAGCGCCTCCCGCAGCTCGACCAATCGCGGGATCAGCCACTTCGTGCCCGGCCGATAGTCCGCCAGCTGCGTATGCCCGAGCCCGTCCGACCGCAGCCCGTACACCTGCACCGCCGCGTAGTCCCGCAGCGGACTGATGTCCAAGCCGATCGCCACACCGTGCTCGCGGTCCCGCTCCGAGGACGCGTCCACCAGCGCCAGCCAGGCCGCCGTATCGATGACCGCATTGCCCTGGCTCTTGCGCGGCCACACCCCGAGCCGCTCCCGCGCGAAACCGGCGTCGCCCATCGAGCGGCGCTCCCGCAGGACCGCCTCCTCCGACAGCCGATAGCCGAGCGCCGGATTCGAAGCCGCCCACAGACGCCGGTCGTCGAGGTCGATGTCGTCGAGGTGGTCGAGGTCGCCCGCGACACCCCAGTCCCGCCAGCCGAAGCTGTCGTCACCGCCGGCTTCCGCTCGCGCGTGCAGCGCGAACATCACCTCGCCCGAGCCGTCATCACCGTCCAGCGGCGGAGAACTCGTGTACACGATCTGCGGGTTCGGGCGGGCCGACATGGTCGGCATCAGCGCGTCCTGCTGGAGCAGCGTGTACGCGAACGCCTCGTCGATGATGTTGCAGTCGCCGGAGAACCCGCGGCCACTCCCCTTGCTCCTCGCGATGAACTTCACGCGGGCGCCGGTGTCGAGGCGTTCGAAGCTCTCTTCGCCGTTCGTGTTGATGACCTTGATGAGCACCCCATCGACGTCGATCATGTTTTCCGACAGCGGCTCGCCCAGCTGCTTCAGCAGCGCCTTGAACCGGCGGAACCCTTCCATCGCCGTCTTGTACTCGTGCGCCGACCACATGATCAGCCGCTCGTCCAGCAGGAACAAGCCCGCCAGCGCGCGAGCTTCGAGGATTGCGCCCTTGCCGTTCTGCCGGGCGACGATCTCGCCGTACTCGAAGCAGCTCCATTTGCCGTCACCGCGCACCGACAGCATCAGCTCGATCGAATCCGCCTGCCACGGGTCCAAGACCAGGCCGGCCCGCCGCGCGAGCTCCACCGCCTCCTCGCCCAGCGAGAAGTCGGCCGGCGGGACGCACTCAACCCTGGGCTTCGCGCTTCCTTGCAGCGATCCGCGCCGAGAGGTCCGAGACACCAGAACCCCCCGCCCTCGGAACCGAATCCGGCACCGAACCCTTCTGAGCCTGCCGAATCTCCGCCACAAGTCCCCGAAGAGCCGTCTGCTGCTGCCGAGCTTCCGCGAGAAGAGGCCCGATAGCCGGAGATTCACCCTCGCCGTCTTCGTCATCCGCCTTGACCGGCGAACAGACCCGCTGGAGAATGGAGTTGAGCCAATCGAGCCGGTCAGCGAGACGGCAGGCCTCCTCCAGAAGCACCAAGTGCGCCGGAGTCAGAGAGCCAGAGGCCGTCATCTCCCGCCAGAGCCGAGAACCTCGGGAACCGAGATCGAGCGGGTCTTCCATGATCACCGCCCCCTGTGATTTTTTCGCGGGGGGAGAGGACTTTTAGGTGAGGGCGGGGTCAGGACGGGCGTGATCAAAAAATCGGACATTCTGACGTTTTCGCAGGTCAGAGCACTACAGGCCTGCACTCTCGCGATGATCACGGCCAGATTGAATCCCGCATCGCCACAGGTCAGAGCCATGTCCGCAGGTCAGAGGCTTGTCGCATCCACCGACATCGCCGGCCTAGGCCGCGACCGGGCGCGCCTCCGGTTCGACTTCGCCGTGTTGCAGCGCCTGTGGGCCAGCCGCAGGTTCGACCGGTCGAGCGGGTCTCCGCCCTCCCACAGCTCGCGCACGTGATCGGCCGTCTTGCCCATCGGATGCGTCCGTCCATCGAGGGACTGGTCGACGTACCTACCGCAGAGCCAGCAGTCTGTCTCCTCGGCGAACACCCGTGCCTGCACCCGCAGCCACGCTGTGCCCGAGCGTCCCCTGCTGTAGGCCATGGCCACCCCCCTGACTGGGCCGTGGTCCTGCTGTCCACTCAGGCCGTGCTCAGTGCGCTACTGGGCTCCACTGTGGGCACTGCTGTAGGGCTAGGGGAAGGCTGCCTACTGGGGGCTGGTGAGGGCGGCCTGCTGGTGGCGGTCGGTGCCGTACTGGGGCTCCTGCTGGGGGTGGTGGGTGCCGGGGTGGGGCAGTCCTTGGTGCACCCTGCACTTCCCAGCAGCAGGCCCACGGTCAGGGCTGCGGTGACCATGGCACGTCGCATGCCGCACCCCCTCTCGCATCGCCTTCTACATCCCACGGGCAGGGTCGGTTCCGCAGTCTCCAGCGACAAGGCGCTCGGGCTGGCGGCAGATGTCCCAGTCGCACGGGCTGTCAGCCTCGATGTGCCAGCACTGCACCGGCGGATCATCCAGGGCGGACGAGGTTGGCAGCGGCAGGTCTACGGCGACGGCTGATCCAAGGTCGTGCTCGGCAACATGGTCACGCACCTGGGCCAGATCGAACGACAGGTACATCGTCGTGCCTGATCGGCGCTCAAACGGGCTGGCCGAGATTGCCACGTCGAGGTCGGTGCCGCAGACGGGGCAGCGAAGAGTGCTGGTGCCGACTGTCGCCATGTGGACCGCCTCCCTTGCGTTGTGCGTCCGCCCGGCCCCCGCTAGGACCGGGCGGACGGTGGGGCCGAACGCGTGGCGCTCAAGGCCCGCCTGCGCCACCGCCGCGCAGGGGTCTATGCGGCAAGTAGGGCCGTCTCGATGATGACGGGCATCGGCCCGGGTGTGATCAGCGCTCGGGTGTCGGGGTCCCGTTGGGCTTCGGGGAGTTCGGCGAGGTCGTAGAGGACGCCGTTGCGCCGTCGGGCCCGGTCTTGATGGCGGGTGAGTCGGCCTTCGGCTGCCCATCGGCGGATGGTGGTGGCGGGTCGCCCGGTCCAGTAGGCCGCGAGGTCTTCGGTGATGAGCTGCTCGGGCATCAGGTCACCCCCGAACATGCGAAAGGGCCACCTGCGGGGGTGGCCCTCCAGACACAGCGAGATCGATTGGAGCACACCATACGCTCAGCGCTGATCAAACGGCAAGTGGCGTTGCCGAAACGGCATCAAGGGATCCGGCAGCAGGTCGACCCACCGATGCATTCCTCGGGCAGATGCCAGTCCCCTCGACATCCACAGGGGCACCCTCCGAGCTTTCCAGCCGCGATGAGTTTGCGGGCCTTGGCGAGGAACAAATTCCCAGGGATGGGACCGAGCTGGGCTTCCAGGATGGCGTGAACATTCCAGCGCATGCGCCAGTTCGCGGACGAGGTGCCGGGGGCTCGTCGCACGGCATCTAGGAACGTCGCGTCGGGGATGTCCTTGCACTGCATTCGGCGGCCGTTGACGAGACGGATCCCGGCGGGGCACACCGGGCCCTCGCGCAGGTCGGGGTGGAAGGCGAACATGAGGGACGCCTGCGTCTTCTGCAGGGCGTTGATCGCTCGGCTTGCGTCGACGGTGATCTCGACCGTCACCGGCTCAGGCTCGTCCTCGGGTTGCTCGCTCATGCTGCGACTCCTGTCGCTGCGGCGAGTACGGCTTCTTGTGCGGCCCGGAGTTCCCGCCACTCCCCCAGCGTCTCCCATCGGGTTCCGCAACTGCCGCATCGGATGCGGTGAGTGGCGGCCGTGGCGGTCAGCGGAGTCCAGCACGGGCCGTCGCCGGAGTCGACGGGGCAGTTGCCGACCTGGATGCGGCCCGGCCTGCGTTCGTCGTTGACGAGGGCCACGCACTCGGCGTGCAACCGCCGCAGGTCGTCGATGTCCTGCCCGACAGAGTCGTAGGCGTCGCACGCCCACGGCAAGTTGTTCGCCAGGAATCGGGCGTGGTCCGGCACCGCTTGAGCCGGGGAGCCGCGCCACGGGGCGACGGTCCAACCGAGCGCCTTCCGCCACGAGTCTTCGATGTCCCGCAGCCGGGCAGCGACACCGCCCGGCCCGACGAGGGAAAGGACTTCGAGCCGGGGCGGGATCGGCGGGGTCTTACTGCCGGAACTGGCGCCGCCAGGACGCCGGGCGCCCCGCATCAGCGAGGCAGTCGTGTCCATCCGCCGGAACAGGGCCGGGAGTTCGGCGATGCGAGTGGCTGTCTTGTCTTCGCAGGGTCGGCACGACTGCCGGCCGGTCTCGGAGACCCAGAGTTGGCGTCCACAGTTCGGAGTCACGCAGGTCGGCCAGGCGTATTCGTCAAAGGCGGGGTGGTCGTGCACGGCAGGCTCCTCGGCGGTGGTACGGGGAAGCAGTGACGCTTGAGCCAATTGTGCACCCGAGGGTTGACAAGGCAGGCCAATGGCACAGGAGTCGACGTGCGCGGTCACTTCCCGTGAACCCGCCCCCGACCCCGGAACGCGCGCCACACTGCCGTCATGGGTGACGTGGTGTACATGGTCCGCACGAAGAGCAGGGCGTCATGTCAGCGGGAGTTGGACCGGCTCTGCGCGCAACTGGATGCCGAAGTGGTAACGGATCCCACGGACGCGGCCGGCCGGCACTGGGTCGCTCGCGCAGTCCCACGCAAGACGAAGGCCCCGGTCGATGACCGGGGCCCTGGCGTTTCCGGGTGACTGCTACGGCTGGGTCGAGTTGAGCATCTTGTTCTTGTCGAAGTTGCCGTCGCCGTCGAGCCAGCCGAGGTTGCCCATGGCCGCGTTGAGGACGAGCGCGTCGTAGTCGTCGTCGTGCACGTCATTACAGGCGGACGGCTTGCCCTTCCCGTCGGCCTTGTACTGGGCGACGAGGGCCTGCTGGCAGTCCTTGACGATGTCGTTGTAGGACGGCCGGGTGAGCCAGTAGATGCCGCCTCCGGTGGCGAGGGCTCCGGCGGTGATGGCGGCGATGATCCTGCCGGTGCGTCTCTTCGTTGTCGGCTTGGGCGCGTGGCCGGGCATGGGCGGGATGGTGGGCTGCGGCTGGTTGTTCGTCATGGTCCCCCCAGGACTGGTCAGGGTCGGGATGTTAGCGCTGGTGACGGCGGTTACGGGCGGGTCTGGGCGAGGTTCATCGGATCGGGGCCGGCGCCTATAGCCCGCGGGCGTGGGCGAGTTCGGCGGCGCGGTCGAGGTAGCGGGCGGGGAGTCGGGGGTCGCGTTGGTTGTCGTTCCAGGAGGGGACGGTCTCGGCGGTCGGGAAGTCGCGGCGGATCGCCTCCAGCAGCAGCACGCAGGCGTCGTCGGCTTGGCCGCGGGTCGAGGCTGCGGCCTGGATGACACCGATGAGGCATCGGGCGCCCTGCTCATCTCGCAGCTGCCCGGTGCACCAGCCGGCCGCATCGAGGCGCAGGCGGGCCCGGTGGAGGGTGGCGGCGATCGGGGTCGGGTACGGGCATGGGACCGCGGTGGGGGTGAGCGGCAACGGGGCGGTGATCTCCGGGATGGGGTCGGCTGCCGGGATGTGGGCGGTGTCGACCTCAAAGGACAGGTTGGCGAGGGCGAGGCGTCCGTCCATGACCAGGCCCACCTCGACCAGCCGCGCCTCCAGGTCGAGAACGACCGGGGCGGCGACCTTCATGGTCGTGGCGGGCGCGGACATCAGGCGGCCTTCGCCGCCGCGCCGCTGCCCCGGCATTCCGGGCAGACGACGAGGAGCTGTTCGTTGCCGCATACGGCGTGGATCTTTCCGTCACCAGAGCACTTCCAGCACTTGCCTGCGGCGATGGCCTTGCCGACGGGCATGCCCTTGTTCTGGCCGACCCACTTGCCGTCGGTCATGCCGGAGTTGGTGACAACCTTCGACGGCGTCGGCTCGGCCTGGGCGGGCTGTTCGGTGGCGGCCTGGGCGGTCTGGGCGTACCAGGCGCCGCCGACGGTGTTGCCGCCGTGCTTCTGCCGCTCGTGGGTGCGCAGGGCTTTGGTGGCGGCGCGGGCGTCTCGGAAGCGGGGCTTCTCCTTCTTGCCGCAGGGGCAGGCCCAGCCGATCAGTCCGGTGTTCTTGTCGGCGCCGAACCGGCTGGCCTTGTACACCTCCCAGCGGGAGGCCTTCTGCTTGGTGGGCTTAGCGGGGCAGGGCTTGGAGCCGGTGAAGGAGCCGTCCTTGCCCTTGGTGAAGATCTGCCCGTTGCCCTTGCAGGTGGGGCAGCCCTTGTGGGTGGCGCGGAGGATCGCGGCGTTCTTGCGGGACAGGACGGTGTCGCCGTGGGTGTCTAGGCGGGAGACGGCGAACAGGACCATGCGCGACCCGATCTGGGCGTGGAGCGGGCCGGTGCGGGGGACTTTCACGCGGCTGGCCGGGTGCTTGCGGGCGGTGGGCTTCCGGCCCTTCGCGGCGGTGGTCCGGCGGGCCGGCTTGCGCTTCGCGGGCGGCAT